TCAATGTTGAAACAGAGTGGCTCCTTATCTTCCTTCGTCAGATATTCTGCCACCTTCTGAAGAGTTCCTTTTTGGGTTTGGTAGTTTCCATGAGATTCAGTAATGAAATCGAAACAATCTGATTTACGATACTGTTTCTGTTCTTTGAAATGAAACAGTATATGTAGGTGGGGGCCACCTACTGGATCTGCTTCCGTTGGAGCATGATGTTCAGCCGCAATTGCATAAGCGGCTAAATTATCTCCGAATTCTCGGATAATTCGTTCCGCCGCAACTTGCTTCGGAGTCTCGCATTGCGGGAACGTAAGAAAGAATTGCTTGGCATTCAGGCGGAAAGACATGGCTTGGCGCTAAGGCGCTATCCAGCGTAGGTAATATTAACGCTGGATGGCGCAAGCCTTATATATAAGGCAACTGATAGGCACTAAGGGCCAATTAGCGATCTGATTGGTCGTTCCACTTCTGTTCTCGGGCAATTAGTGATTCATCGTTTCTGTTCTAAGAATGTCAATGGTCCGTAAGCGTTCGTCTACTTCTCCTTCTTCCGCAGCGAAGAGGCGTGCCATCATCGATCAAAGATCTCAAATGGCGCAAGCTGCTTCAATCATTCGAAAGACCCCGGCTCTCCGTGGCTATGCTCGAACAAGTTCAAGCTATACTGGCGGCTACCGTTATGGCAGAAGCGGGGCTGAACTCAAGTTCTTTGATAATACAATGAATTTCAACTTTAGTACCACTGGCGCAGTTCCTACTGGTGGTCAGTTGTGTACCATCCCTCAAGATGCTACTCAGTCAGGTCGTGTTGGCCGAAAGATTATTATCAAGAAGATAGTCTGCAACCTCACAGCTTTGATGAACATTACTGGTGTCGCTGCTGTTGCTGGCGCTGACAGAGTGCGTTTAGTAATTGTTCTTGACAAACAGTGTAATGGTGCTGCTGCTGATTACAACTCACTTGGTAATGGCGTTTTCAACGTAAATGGAGTTGATGCACTTAGGAATTTGGATAATGTGGCTCGTTTCACTATTCTCAAGGATTGGGACTTTACCCTTAACTCCACTGCTGGCGTCTCTGGTGCTTGGAATTATGTTTGCAAATCCCTTAATGCTTACATCAGTTGTAACATACCTATCGAGTATGACAACAGTGTAACTACAGGTGCTATTGGATCTATTCGTTCAAATAACATCTTTTTATTGGCTTGTAACGGGGCAACTAACAGCGGTGTTAGCTTACAAGGACAAATACGTCTTCGCTATTTGGATGCCTAATAAATTAGACTCTACCTGTACCCTAAACCTTATTAATTTGTACCCTAAACCTTAATCTGGCAGGTGGGCCCTAAACCTTAATCTGGCAGGTGGGTGGTAATGATCTATTAGCTTATCTCCGATAAGCAGATTAGTGGTAGATCTCAGATAGCAATTCTCGAATAGATACGCTAAAATCTTATTTATTCTAAATCAGATTCCGCTTTCTCCGCTTGCTTCTTCTTCAATCAAAGAGGTGGGTGGGGGAGTAGTAGGTGGCGTCTGGTGAATCGGATTCAGTTCCACTTCCAAGAAAGTATCGCTCGTAATCTCCATTAGGCGGCTCCAGAAGGCTGCTTTCCCGGCTGCTGGGACGTTGGGATACTGAGTATCTAATCGGTGATTCGATAGAATAAAGACCGGTACGTTCTTCAGCTTCTTCTTGTTCTTGAAGCGACAACACAGGGACATAGCTTCTCCAGTAAGAAACTGGTTCATCTCCGTTATCTTGATCTGAGAGTGGAATTCGTCAGCATAAGCGAAATCATATTCGTCATCTGACCATTCCTCCCAATGACCGTTGTAGGGCAAGTGATAACCTCGAAATCCCGCCTCAGTGAGTCGAGTGATGAGTGAAGTTTTTCCAATTCCATGAGGACCATGAATATAGTACTGGAGTTGTCGATAGGGTCGTTTCGTTCCTATCTCAATGGTTACACCATTAACAATCAGTTCATGAGGACCAGGTCGGACTACCTTTTTAGCACGTTTCTTTTCTTGGAAATCGTAGTACTCTTCCAACTTGCGTTTATGATTAAGTACGAATCCAGGATGTTCCATCTCGATATCTTCCATGGTTTTACCATCTTGAACCATCAAGGCGATCTGATCGAATTTAGATTGCTTCTTCGCTTTAGCAGCTTCGAGATCAATGTTGAAACAAAGTGGCTCCTTATCTTCCTTCGTCAGATATTCTGCCACCTTCTGAAGACTTCCTTTTTGAACTTGGTAATTTCCATGAGATTCGGTAATGAAATCGAGACAATCGGCTTTTTTAAATTGAGTACGATTGTTGAGATGAAGAAGTATATGTAGGTGGGGGCCACCTACTGGATCTGATTCTGTAGGGGCATGATGTTCAGCCGCAATTGCATAAGCGGCTAAATTATCTCCGAAGTGTCGGATAATTCGTTCCGCCGCAACTTGCTTCGGGGTCTCGCATTGCGGGAACGTAAGAAAGAATTGCTTAGCTCTAAGACAGAAAGACATGGCGTGGCGGGGGGGGTTTTCCAGCGTAGGTAAAATTAAAGCTGGGCAAGCCACTTGCTTATATATAAGCAAACTGATAGGCACTCAGGGCCAATTAGCGATCTGATTGGTCGTTCCACTTCTGTTCTCGGGCAATTAGTGATTCATCGTTTTTGTTCTAAGAATGTCAATGGTCCGTAAGCGTTCGTCTTCTTCTCCTTCTTCCGCAGCAAAGAGGCGTGCCATCGTCGATCAAAGATCTCAAATGGCGCAAGCTGCTATGATCATTCGAAAGACCCCGGCTCTCCGTGGCTATGCTCGAACAAGTTCAAGCTATACTGGCGGCTACCGTTATGGCAAAAGTGGGGCTGAACTGAAGTTTTTTGATAATACAATGAATTTCAACTTTAGTACCACTGGCGCTATTCCTACTGGTGGTCAGTTGTGTACCATCCCTCAAGATGCTACTCAGTCAGGTCGTGTTGGCCGAAAGATTATTATTAAGAAAATAGTCTGCAACCTCACAGCTTTGATAAACATTACTGGTATAGCTGCTGTTGCTGGTGCTGACAGAGTACGTTTAGTAATTGTTCTCGACAAACAGTGTAATGGTGCTGCTGCTGATTACAACTCACTTGGCAATGGCGTTTTCAATGTAAACGGCGTGGATGCACTCAGGAATTTGGACAACGTGGCTCGTTTCACTATTCTCAAAGATTGGGACTTTGCTCTTAACTGCACTGCTGGCGTCTCTGGTGCTTGGAATTATGCTTGCAAAACTCTTAATACTTACATCAGTTGTAACATACCCATCGAGTATGACAACAGTGTAACTACAGGTGCTATTGGATCTATTCGTTCAAATAACATCTTTTTATTGGCTTGTTGCGGAGCTAGAGACAGCGGCGTTACCTTACAAGGTCAAATACGTCTTCGCTATTTGGATGCCTAATAAATTAGACTCTACCTGTACCCTAAACCTTATTAATTTGTACCCTAAACCTTATACTGGCAGGTGAGACCCTAAACCTTAATCTGGCAGGTGGGTGGTAATGATCTATTAGTTTATCTCCGATAAACTGGTGGGTGGAAGAAGGGCAATAGCAATTCTCGAATAGATACGCGAAGATGAGATTTATTTTAAATCTGATCTCCACTTTCTCCGCTTGCTTCTTTGCTAATCAAAGGGGAAGTAGGCGGCGTCTGGTGAATCGGATTCAGTTCCACTTCCAAGAAAGTAACAGTCGTAATGTCCATTAGGCGGCTCATCCAGGCTGTCTTGATCAGATTCGGGACATTTGGATATTGATCCATCATAGGGCGGTTTGATAGAATAAAGACCGGTACGTTCTTGAGCTTCTTCTTGTTGCGATAACGACAATTCAGGGACATAGTTTCTCCGGTAAGGAATTGGTTCATCTCCGTGACCTTCACCTGAGAGTTGAATTCGTCAGCATAGGCGAAATCATATTCGTCATCTGACCATTCCTCCCAGTGACCGTTGTAAGGTATTGAGTAACCTCGAAATCCTGCCTCAGTGAGTCGATTGATGAGGCTAGTCTTCCCAGTTCCTGGAGGACCAGAAATATAGTACTGGAGTTGTCGATAAGTACGGGGCGTTCCTATCTCAATGGTTACACCATTTACGATCAGTTCATGAGGACCAGGTTTTACTACCTTTTTCGCACGCTTGCGTTCTTGGAATTCATAATATTCCTCCAACTTGCGTTTATGATTAAGTACGAAACCAGGGTGTTCTGATTCGATATCTTCCATCGTTTTCCCTTCTTGTACCATAAGGGCGATGGTATCGAATTTAGATACCTTCTTTTGCTTGGCAGCTTCAAGATCAATGTTGAAACAAAGAGGTTCCTTATCTTCCTTCGTCAGATAGTTGGCAACTTGTTGTAAACTTCCTTTTTGAACTTTGTAATCTCCATGCTTTTCGCATAGGAAATCAAAATAGTGTGGATCTCGAATGTTCTTACGATCTTTAAGATGTAACATCAGATGTAGGTGGGGGCCACCTACTGGATCTGATTCAGTGGGTGCATGATGCTCTGCACAGATTGCATATGCGTCAAGCTCGTCACCGAACTTTGCTTGCAATCGTTCCGCCACAACTTGCTTCGTGACCTCGCATTGTGGAAACGTAATAAAGAATCTTTTGGCTTGGAGAGAAAATCGGGACATGGGTGCGTTGGGTGCTTTCCAGCGTAGGTAATACTAACGCTGGATCGCACCTATGCTTATATATAAGCAAACTGATAGGCACTAAGGGCCAATTAGCGATCTGATTGGTCGTTCCACTTCTGTTCTCGGGCAATTAGTGATTCATCGTTTTTGTTCTAAGAATGTCAATGGTCC